AATTGTTGAAATATTCTAACGTACGTATTATAGACCCAACAACAGGGAAGGATAGGACACTTGATGACTGGAACGGTGATGCCGAATACTTTTTGTTTGAGAAGTGTATTCGAGGGGACGTTGGAGACAACGTTCAGGCCGCCTATCCACGTGTTAGAAAAACAAAGATAGATGAAGCTTATACAGACACGTTTAAACGAATTAATTTGATGAGAGAAACGTGGACAAACCAAGAATCGAAGACTTTTACGGTTGGTGATTTGTACGAAGAGAATCGAATGCTAATGGATTTGTCGGCACAACCAGAAGTAATCAAGAAACGAATTGAGAAAGTGATTGAACACGAGATAGAAAACTGTGGAAAATACTCACATTTTCACTTTTTGCGATTTTTGGGTAAATATGAACTCAAAAACGTGGCAAAACAGTTGGAAAACTTTATTCCGCTGTTAAGCCGTTAATCATCTTTCGTTGGACGGAATACTATCAGCAACGGATTGTGTAATTTGTGCTGATAGTTGGTCAACTTTATCGTTGATTATTTTAAGAGTTGCGTCCTTATCCATATTGCTTTCTTGTTCTGACGTATCTTTTGACACATAATCTGGTGTTGAATTCCATTTGCGACCAGTATTAACGTAGAAAGCAAATATTACGGCAGCAAGGCCAGCAACAATTGACACAAGCGTTGTTTGTTGTGTGGTAGGGTTAGGCAACTTCATAAACCATTCAATTGTATACCACAACAGATAAGCATATGCAGATATGGAGGTTCTTGGAGCGAGACGCCAAGCATCTGCTACTTCAGCAACGAATAATGCCCAATCGCGTAGTGTAAGCAAATTGAATTTTTTGAAAAATGATGACATGATGTGCAACCTCTTATTTGTGCTATAAATATATTTATCAAAAATGAGTAATTAAAGGGGAAAATTATGCCAGCACAAAGTAGAGTTGGTGATATAGGAGTTGGTGTTTGTCCGTGTCACATCACACCAGTACCATATGTAACCGTTTTTGCTAGCGGGGCGGAAAGCGTATCAACAAACAACTTGACGTCCTGTATTGTAGGTACAGTTGGTATAGCAAGTTGTGGTCATCCAACCATCGCTCTTACAGGTTCACCAAATGTGTTCCATGAAAATTCAGCTGCTCACCGAGTTGGTGATGCTGGTACAAATTGTGGACCGTATGTTGTTGTATCTGGTTCACCAAATGTTATAGTAAATTAAAGGAATAATTATGTCGGTAAGTAATATGCTAACGGCAGCAACTCTGCCAATATCTGATCCAAATTCGTTGTTTGTGGATCCTTCAGCGCCCGGTTGCAGCGAACTACAACTAATCAAGTCGTCTATATCCAGCATGTACACTTCATCCCCCGATTTTGATCCTCTTGCAAACCCACTTGATTTATCTTGCTTTGACGCCGCAACTAATGACCCAACCTACCCATCGGGGGGACTAATTACGACAATACAATCTCACATGTCTACTAAAATATCTAGCATCGGAACTGATTTGCCGCTGATGAATGCTGCATCACAAACAAATCAACGCATAACTGCAATCGATGCCACCTTAGCGGGACAACCAGCACCTGTTGTTACAAATGATTGTGATAATTTAATGTCCTTAGCTTTTCAAACTCTAAAAGAAGTTGGAAGTTTTATAGGTGGTGTGGCAACCGCCATTTATGATATGTTCAGCACACTACTTTCTCCCTTATTTGGAACAATTAGCACTATAATAGGTAGTGTAATATCAACTGTTAAGGACGTTTTTGCCGCGATTGCTGGTCCGTTTGGTAGTTCTATTTTATCCACAATAGGTAGTGCCTTGGGAGGCATCACTAGTATCATTGGAGATGTAGTATCCTCCATTGAAACTGCTATTGCCGCCTTCGCAACTAAAATTGCAGAAGAAGCTGCTGTAATTGCATCTGCATTAGGAAATTTGATAAATTTTTCCTTTTTGAATTCTCTAAATATTGCAAATCCGTGTGTACAGTCGATACATGGAGCTATTATAAATCAAAATAATATAGACCCAACTGCATTGGTAGCCCTAGCCACTCCCGTGTAAAACGATTGGTACCCCCGTTTTTTAATATTCTAAATATTAACACCTAACCAATTAACGTGTTTTTAAAGGAGATTTAACATGGCAACACAAGCAATTAAAGGAAAATTTGGTGACCACATCGAGTGGTTAGAACTTGAAGATGGTGTACTTACAGAGTGTGCCATTCTTAAACGTCTTCCTACTGGTGACGTATATTACTTCCCAATTCAAACTTTGGACATGATCGACAAACAGCGCCTTCGTAATATTGTTATGAACCGCAATGCAAGTCTTTATGAACTTTGGGACCTTATGAGTCAAATTACACTTGGTAATGGTATCAATGCTCTGCTTTACTTTAACCAACTTGTTAAAGTCCGTACTGCATCTGGTGTTACAGTTCCGTTTGGTACTGGCCGAGTTGGTGTTCCAGTTCAGCACGTTGTTCCTGACAGCGTAGCAGAAGAAACAGCAGCACCTGCCCCACGCGGTAAGAAGTAATAAAAGGAGGCGTTAGCCTCCTTTTTATTGTCACACAAATAAAAATCCCACCGAAGTGGGATTTTTCATTTACTGTTATTTAAACACTTCTTGCAACAGAAATTGTGAGAGTGTAGATGATTGATAGTGTGCGGTTAGCACTCTTCAACACAGGGCTGAAAATAAGATGTGTTAACAACCGTTCACCTTCACGTGTTGGGTCAACAGCATTATCTTCATCACCTTCTAACTGACCATCAATGGCGTTTTCAAGATTGCTGAAAACATTAAGTGCGCTGAACAACCATTGTGGATCAGCAGAACCATCAACGATCTGGATTGTGGATGGCTGAATAGTTGTAGCGACGTTGTTGTTTAGGAAACGAAGCATACCGTATGTGATAATGTTTGGATTTGCTGGATCATCAATAAGAGCTGTTGCACCAACCATATTGGTTGTGCCCGAATTAAGGATGTTTACAAGATCGCCATAAAGAATTTGTCCCGAGACGCCCGATCCCACGCCGGTATTAATGGTGAAGTTTTGAACACCACCACCGTTAACAATGATACCAAAGTTGTAATCGGTATTTTGTGCAAGGCCTGTATCGTCTGTAGCGATTCTGCCTCCAACATTAACATCCTGATAACCAGCTGTTGCTTGATGAGCAGCACCAGTTGTATAAAGACCAATTTCGTCGAAAGTAAAGTTACTCTCGGTGTTGGTTTGTGTTAAATCAGTTGCATTCTGCCCTACAGGTTCATATGGATTGAGTGTGACATTAATAGTCACAATCGACTGGAGAGCGTTTGCTGAATTTTTACTACTACGAACCCCAACAACGCCCGCTGGATCGTGCGAAGGCGAAGATGCACCAGGAGCAAATGGATCTACGCCAACAGATGTATTGGACTCATCGATAATTTCAGAATACGTTTCGTTGTAAAGAGCAGAACGCCACGCCGCAGTGTCAGGTGATTGACCATCATTTGGTGTGCGATAGGTGATTTGAAATGCTGCGTCGACTATGGTACCACCATTACCAAACGCCATTCTGTGAATGTAGTAGTTATCTTCGCGGGCTAATGCGCGCGCAATGATGCGACCCATATTTTGAGGGTGGACGGCATTATCTTTATCAAGTAAAACGTTGCCTAAATCATCAACAATTTTTACATGACCTTTAACTTCAAGTGGTAAATTTTGGTTCATTGTGGGTTCTCCGAATATGTTTTATATATTTATGAGCTTATATGGAAGGTTTGAAACCCTTAGCCACTAACCACACGAGCGGTACCAGTTTGATTGGTAGAAAATATGATGGTTAAAGTATTGCTATCTGTCATAACGACGTTTGCAGGTAAAATTTTCTCTTGGTTGCCTCCGGTCACTATAATCGCATCTGTTGCTACAGCACTTGTGCCAAAATTGTGAACGACCGTCCACACGGTTGCTGGTACGACTTGAGTGTGATTGTATGATAACATTACGATCTCCTGTTAAACTACGTATGCTTTACCAGCATATGGTGTAGTAAATGTGATTTGTAGTGTGGACGCATCAACAACTGCAACCACATCGGGTATAATTTTTGTCATAACGCCACCAACATCCACCCAACAATCCACGACAGGCGCGGTAGTATTTAACAAATGAACAATGTTCCATGTCGTGCTGGCTGAATCCTGTGTGAAGGTGTATCCGTTGGTTGCTGTCACTGATGTATTGTATGCTGTTGCCATTTATCTCTCCTTAAACCAGTCTTGCAATGCCAACTTGGGCTGACGTAAATGTAATAGTCACTTGAAATATTGAATCGTGCACCACAGAAGCTGGTTGTATTTCCTCATTACCAACAAATACGCGCACAATGGGATAATATCCCAAATCATGAACGACTACCCATGTATCACTTGGTGATGTTTGTGTATAGGTAAAAGCTGTTAGCGACTTACCAGCACCCATCAAACTATCACCAAACATAGCAACAGCTCTACCAGCTACAGGATAAGTAAATGATACAACAACAGTGTTATTATCAACGATTGTAACTTCATTTGGAATCACTAGTGACCGGTTAGAATCGTATACCTGCACAATCGGATTCACTGTATTAAGGTTGTGTGTAAGTGTCCATGTTGTTGCAATAGTTTCTTGTTTGTATACAAATGTATCGATTTCGTTTGTTAGGGGAATCCAAACAGGAAAACCTGTTACAATTTCTGCGCAAATATATAAACGTTTATCTTTAAATACAATTCGTCCAGCAGCAGCATTTGAAGGAAAGTTTGTTTCCATTTCAAACACGAGCCGCTGCATTAGGTTGTCGTTTAAGTCAATATTACCATAGTGTTTCATGAGATGTCCCCATAAGTAGGTGAAGTGATGTATTTTTAAAAGAGTCTGTCTATAAAACCCCTTTAAAAAGGGCCCTTGTTGCCAAAGGCCCCAATCACTTACTTAATTACACACCCATTACAACAACTGTACATGCAATTGCTGTATTGAAAACAACAGTTAATTGCGAAGCAGAGTTGAATGTGATGCTTTGTGGGATGATAACTTCATCAGTGCTATCAACAACAGTAACGTTGCAGTACTTCTGACCCAAGCTGTGTGTAACAACGTGAGTGGTGTTAGAAGCGCCAGTGTACAAGTAGTAAATCTTACGACCCTTGTAGTTAGTACCATCATTCACCAACATTGTTCCAGCAGTTGTAACATCAGCAGTTGTTGCATCAACGTTAGTCAAATCACCCAATGTTGCATTCAAGCTAACTGCACCTGCTGTGACCGAGAACTGAGCAGCATCAAAGCTTGCCACACCTTTAACGGTTGTGGATGCATCAATACCAGAGATTGTAATGGTGTCGGTAGTTGTTGTATTAACAGCAACGCCTGTACCTGCAGCAGCGCTAACAGTTAATGTACCACCCAAGCTAATACCTTGTGGTGTTGCACCATCAGATACTGTGAACGAGCTGTTTGCCAACATTGTGTTAGAAACACCAGCAGTTGCGATATCAACGTTACCGGATGTAACCGTGAAGGTTGGGGAAACAAACTTAGCAACACCCTTCTGTGAAGAAGAAGCATCAGAAGCAGTAATGGTAAACGTTTCAACGTTGCTCAAAGAGGCAACAGATGTTACAATACCTTGTACCGAAGAACCCTTAATTTCAAGAGTATCACCAAGAGGTAATGTCGTAGAACCAGTGTCGCCATTTACAGCAACGCTTGGTTGTACTAACATTGCATTGGTAACCGAAGCAGCATCAATTTTTAAACCTGATGATGTTTGTGCAAGAGCACCAGCAGCATCAAGACGCAAGTACAATTTAGCACCAGTTACGGTTGTGTGAGTAGTACCATCTGTGGTAAGAATTAAAGCACTGTTTGATCCGTTATAAAGGTCGATACCAACTTCATCAGTAGGTAACTGAACAATACCAGCACCCATGTTAACGTTAAGAATGTTGCCAGAATAAGCCAAACCTGTACCAGCACCAATCGAGCCTGGACCTGCAATTTCGGTCCAGTGGTTACCAGAAGCATCATAAAGATACGAGTGACCGAAGTGATATGATTGTGGATCATCACAAAGAACGGTCGTACCTTGTGGCAATGTTGTACCAGCAAGACCTTCAGGAGTTGTCCATGAACCAGCAGAATCAAAAGCGCCGGACACATATTGAATCAAATCGTTAGCATTGAACATACCATCAAGGGTAGTACCAATAGTGGCTGTAGATTCACCAGTGATGATGAAACGATTACCAGCAACCACATTTTGTACTAAGTTCCATACAGAACCGGTCCAAACAATAAAGTCACCAGCTGTATGACCACCCGATGTGTCCGTAACAATGTAACCATCGCCAACGTTTGGTGTGCCAGGTAGGCTAGCAACCGCGACGATATCAACCAAGTTAGGGCCAACAACAGGGTTACGCCATGTAGCACCACCAGAAACTAAACCATCGACATAAGCTTTTGTTGCAGCATCGGATACGTTAGATGGGGCAGCAAGACCTGTAACGGTGTTTGTTGCACCCATGTTGAGACCACCAGTCATGTTGCCGCCTGTAATTTTCACATAAGTTGCATCAACCAATGCAGTAATATCAGCAGTAACAACAGCAGTGTTACCAGTTACGCGACCATAACCATCAAGAGTAACTTTAACAAAGTCACCGGTTGATCCTTGAGTAATAGGTGCCAAATCAACGTGTGTATCTGTAGAAACACCATCACCGTTGGTAACAACGATGTTGCCGGCGCCACCAGCAATAGCACGAGTTGCAGCAGTACCGTCACCAGTACGGACAACGTATCCAGTTGTAGCTAAACCTTCGTATGCAGCTAAGTCGTTTGCAAGAACAAGAGTTGGGTTACCTGCAGTACCGTCAGCATTGGAGATTGTAATACCAGCAGCAGGAGCAACTAATGTGCGGTTTGTGAAAACATCAGCACTAGTTTCAACAACGATACCAGTACCAGCCAAAGCAGCTAAACCAGTTAAAGTGGTGTCAATTGGCTGTTTGCCATCTAATTGGGTCTGAATTGGACCAGTAACACCATCAACATAACCCAATTCGGTTGCTGTTAATGTGCCTGGAATGCCTTGTAAAACGTTAACTTCTGCAGCAGTTGCAGTGATGTCGGTAACATCAGCAAGAACCAACGAATGGTTGATCCACTTCGAAGTTGCTGTATCATATACAAGCGACTGTCCATCAGTGGCATTGGCGTTGGCAGTACCTGTATTAACATCAACTAATTCCGATAACGCATCTTTGCCAGCAACAGCAGCGGCAACTAAGTTAATTGCATCTGTGAAGCTCGTAGCACCTGAGGCGACACCAGTGAAGGAGGCACCAACGAAAGCACCAGCAGCACTGATACCAGTACCTAACGAAGTTTCGATGGCATCGACTTCGGATTGAATGGCAGTAGCACTACCACCAGTTGCGAAGGCAACCCACGATGTGGCGTTGTTAAAATAGAATGTTGAATCATCTGTGTGATAGATAATACGACCTGCTTCACTAGCCTGTACGGTTGGAAGTGCACCTGTAATGCGCTCTAGCACAGCATTTTCGATCTGTGAAGCACCTAAGGCATTAAGTGTTAAATTACCATTGAGTTTCATTGTTTTTTCTCCTTAAAATGAACCGGTTTTAGTTGTGTTACGGAAAACTCTTGCTTGTTACTATATTTATGATGTTATACCATTCTTCTTACTGAAGTCGTTAACTGCTTGATTGCGTTGTTAAAATTGACAGGTTCGACTAAAACTTTACCCAAATCATACTGTGCAAGATAGTCACTCGGTACATTCTTGAAAATGAATATACCTTTACCGTTTTCCGTTTTCTTGATAGAATCTAATTCGTATCCGTGTACTTTGAGGCACGCTGCTAGAATAATGTCGCTTGTTTTGTAAATTTCCATTTTCATTGTCTGTATTCTAATCCACTATTATGGTAATGTTTTAAACATTATGATGTGAGCATAGCCATCTTGAGGCGCACCAAAAGCAATCTCTATAGTATTTATGTCTACAATGTGCAAATTGTCAGATAAAATTAGATCGTAATTATTATCATAAATTTGGCATATAACATTGTTGGTATGTCCATTGTGTGTTATGGTCCACGTGTTTGCAGTAGTAGTTTGGTGGTGTACATAACCAAAGGCGCCACCAATAGGCACTTGACCGGCGCCCTTGTCACTGGCAACTATCTTACCAGTGTCTTTGTCAATATGTAAAGGTACTAGATTAGCCATGATTACGACTCATCCAAAACGATGTGAGGACCAAAATCGAGGTAGATAGTATCGTTTGACACGATCATGCCCACACGTTGTATTGATCCCACCTGTGGCACTGTAGTTGTTAATTGACCTGAAACTCCACAAAACAATGGGGTAGACGGCGCATTTGTCCAATTCCAGTTATTGTTGGTGATGTAGCCTGATGTGTAGAATGTTCCAATTTCTGTAACATATAAATCTTCATACGTTAAACCAGCTGCTGGTCGAATTTGGTCAGTATATGAAGCAAGTCCAATTTTATCGGAACCCTTATAACACACTAGCGACCAAGCAGGGATGTTTTCCGCTGCTTCTGCAACAACCTGGGCCGCTTCCAGCACAATGGTTGACATTTTGGAGGAGTGTGTGATAATTTTTGATTCTGTCGTGAGAAACTCACCAGTTTGATCTCGTTTCCATTGTTTGATTGGTTTGTCATCCACATCAAACAACAAGTAACCTGCATATACTGTTTGTAAAATGCTAGCCTGTGAACCCGTTGGATAGGAAACAATAACGGATCCTTCCTCATACTTGCATGCAAACACTCTAACCTTTTCAAACCATTTGTTTGTATTCCAAACAAACATTTTGTTCTTGGATTTATCAAACCAATGTTGGTCATTAAGAGGATGATGTGGTTCGGCCACTGAGTATATTGGTTGAAGCTGTGTGGCGCCAAATGTTCGAGCACCCGTGAACATATCAATATCCCAATATAACCAATAATCTTGGCCAGAAACAAATGGACCCCATGCTTGGGGGACGGTTTTACGCTCTTCAAACAAGTAATCTGAAGAACCTTGGGCAAAAGTTACGATAGTTGGGTCAGGTGATACATACAAATCGATATTTTGACCACCATTAGATTTCTGTAAAAAAATGGGATTGTTCGCAATATCGGTCTGATAGCGTACTATCCCTTGTCGAAATGGTAGTTTCATGTCTATGTTGTTCCTTTATGTGTTATAATATTTATTATTGGTGTAAATTTCTATTATTTATGCAATTTGGTTGTTACCTCTATTAATCGAATGTACCCACGTCAAAATATGGGTAATCGAACGCGTTTGCTAGGTCACCCACAATTTGCATTGTGTCCGTAATAGCTGTTTGAACAGACTGTAATTCTACTTCAGGAGCAAAATCAGGATCCCATTCCACTCCTAAACCACTATCCCACATTGAGGCATCCCAACCAATATCATCAATCGCATATTGGCCCATGTTTGGAATGGCTACTAAATCACCAACATCGACTGCATCTAACACATTAACACCAACCGCATCGGTCATGTTCTCTACCATTGTTATAAAGGATGGCCACTCCGTGTTATAACCAGCTATATCCCAACCATATATTTCTCCGCTCCAAGGCACAATGCCGGATGGTTCAAGAATGTCGACATTAATGTAATCTCTAAACCACAAAGTATCGCCAAGAATAAAGTCAAGTTCTTCAGCAAATGTGGCACGTGCCATATTAGGAGAAATGGATGGACATTCTTCCGGTAAATCAAAATTGGATTGTGTGTATACTGTAATGTTTCCATCTGCAGGCGCAACTAAACTTGTCATCGAATCAAATTCGACACCCAAAATGGTAGTGTCTTCGAGAAGATGGTAGAATACTGATGTTACTGACCAGTTACCATCATTATCAGACGAATCACCAACACTGATAATATCACCAACAGAAAAATCTGATGAAAAGTTACTGTTAATAACAAACAGCTTGTTTGTTACGTCTACACGCACGATTGGATAAGTTGCGGCAGAAGCAGAAGTAATTATTCCGTCGGTTGTACCGCCCATGACGTGGCTAACATCCATTGTAGTGATGTGCGTAATAGCATCAAAAGATATTGATGATACGGCCCACTCACCATTAATGTGTGTTGTAGAATTACGAACTGATATACTGTTACCTACGTTTACAAAAGGACGGAAATCTCCACCAACTGTGAACACATTTGTTGTGGTGTTTATTGATAAGATATTGAATTGTATTGGCGATTGTCCAGCTGTATAGTAATCCCCATAAGGGCCTATACCATAACCTGCAGTGGTGCAATACAGTGGGGTGTAATTTGCATCTACCGATAGTTTGAAATTCATAGTATCGACTACAGTCACACCTACCAAATCGTTATGAATGTAGTCAACAAGAACCTCAATAATTTTACTATGGAATGGTTTTACGTTTAGTGTGTAATCTACCAGACCTTGTACTGGATCTATTTGATTAGTCATCTATTACCCTGTCAGCGGTTTCAAATAATCTAACGCCGTGTAGCGCAATTGTTGAGGTTTTAAACAAATCAACATATTCAGCCTGTAACGACAACGCATCGTACAAGACGGAGAAAAATATTCTGTTGATATGAGCATAAGGGAACGAATTATAGATATAATCCATTGCGGCCTTGGTGTTTTCGTCAGTATCAAACGAATATGTTGCAAAAAATGTTTCTCTACTAATTGGATACAAATCGTAGTTCGGATTTTGTATTTCTTCTAATATAGTATTTAGTGTCATTGTCTTATCCGAAAAAGCTTGATCGTCACCAAGGCCTATCCTTGTTGAAGTACCATGCGTTTGGTCGTAGTGTGTACGTTCCAATGAAGGGATCAGTGCTGTTGTATCCATTGTGTAGTGTGTATCATCTATTTTAGTTAATGGATGACCAGTAGCAGCCTCAGTTACCTTGTTCCACAAGTAACGCGGAATTGCAGATTCCTGTTGTTGTCTGAAAATAGCCCACTCTTGGTGAACATTTTTTCTAGCAAACGTACTATCTTTTACACTTACTTCGTCACGCATGGAATAGTCTTTTGTAAAACGGATCTTGAAGCGACTATCAGCTGTAATGCGGTTAGCAATACCACGAACTATTACTTGTGCATAATGGTTAGGCATAGACTCAGTTACTGGAATGAAATGTTGGAAGAACATATACGCAACATCTGGTGAAATTAGTTGTGCAAATGCATCATTCAATGAGTAAACTCTATTGTTTGTTACATTTGATTTATTCTTAACCCAGAAGTAGTATTTTGTGGACGTCACCACACCAACATTATTAATGGTGTCTACCTGTGAATACGGCGTGTTATAGATGTATTCTACCAAATCTGTTGATGTGCTTAATGTTGTAACGGAAGTCTCTTCGGCAGGAACGTGCAATTGTTCTATAATTGTAACGGTATCATAATTATTTACTACTGAAATGATACTACTAATATCAATTGTTGGATTGTTGCCAAGTGGATTAGCAACAATAACATCACCTTTGTATATACCATTGAGATACACACCAACCTTGCTACCATCAGTACCAGTAAAGCTGGTGTCAAGTGCATAAGAAGTAGTGTTATCAATATAACCATATACAACCATTGTTGGATTTGACGGATAGCCTGGCTTCGACACAGCGCTCCAACTACCCCAATCGTCATTTGAAGTAGGACGAGTTCTTCTGTATAATACCTTTCTTGGTGTGCCAGTAAGTTTATCATTCTGTGGAATGGTGGAATCGTCGGCTTGAGACGTAACCAAATCATCCCATTGGGTTGGAATGACATCAGATTCTGTCCACTCATACATGTTAACATCATTCCACTCTACCAATTTACCCCAATATGTAACTCTATCATTGATGTTGGGGAAGATGATTGTATCGTGATATGGGATGTACTCCATATTTTTCGTATCTAACCAAACTTTACCTACCTGAGCAGCATTCCAAATGTGTGTAGGATCTACCACATCATCTTGAGTGGTGCTGTAGATTGCCATATCATCATCATTTTTTAAATCAACCACGTTGATGGCATTATGGTACTGATGCCCGTGTATAGGATCCCAAATAGGTAAGTCAGTTACAACCGACCGCGACTTAATATCTACCAATCTTCCAGCATTTTGGAGCTGTTTAGCGGGGTTAATTGTGTAGATTGTTAAGTTACCAAATTCAGCGAGAGAAGCAATTGGTAGCAAACGAATAACGTAGCTATTAACACGCTCGTAGTTAACACGTTCGACAAGTCTAGCAGGACGTTTAATGATTTCAACATCACCAATACCACTCACCAATAACTGAATGGTTGTGGTGTTTATTTCGGTGTAACCAATCGTTGGCTCTAGTTTTACACCATTGAAATACACATCCAGATTATTTGTACCTGGAAGATAGGTAAATGATGGCAAGGTAATGGGCACAATGGCATTTAGACCTGTTAAAGTCAATGATTCGGTACCATTATTGGCAATAATACTAACACCATCACATGATGTTGTTAAACGAACATACTCATCAGTTGGCGTAATTTCGGTACGGTCTGTATATTCTGCATCGAAAAACAGGTTTTCAACTCCAGGGAAGGCCGAATCCCACTCAACACCTGTTGATGTATCCCATACAGGTAAGTCCCAACCATAGCGTTGGTTACGATAAACACCTAATTGTGCTTTTAAATCTGGCAAATTCACCCAACGTGTTTCGTCGTCGAAGGTGATGGCTTTGAATGTTTGTTCCAAATCATCTTCGGACGTAGTAAAATGTAAACGAAGTTCATTTTTGAAAACATCGTCCATTTTAAGCACCACTTCTGGGTAGTATGGTGGATCGATATTACCATATTCTGCAACTTTGTATGCCCAAAACTCATCAATTTTTGCATCAACAAACAAACGGGAATTAATGAATGCTTTGATCGAGTTTACAGATCCCTTGTGTTGTAGCATACCCTTCCAGAATACAAATTTAGATTTCGAACCTACCCCAAGCTGATCCAAATAAGTTGGATCTTCATAACCCAATAAGGCACGAGCATAATCAAGATAGTCAGCAGTTTCATTGACGATGTAAGTATCGTAATAATACTTCATATTCTCGATACTATACTCCATGTTTTGTACTAACTGATTGTCGTTGAGGAAGTATCCGCCAACGTTTGGTCTAAATGTCTGATGAGTGTGTTTTTCGAATTCAACACTCAACTTACCAACGTTCAATCCAATGAATGCATCATACAACAAATTGCCATCGATCGTGTAGTTATTAAACAACACGATATGTTCATATGTGTCCACGAAAATATGAACACCGCTCATGTGTGAGTCTGTATATGGGCGTGGCTGATCATTTTCACCATCATATACACTACCGCTCAAACTAGCGAGTGTTATGTGACACTTTGAATCTTCACGATAGATGAATACTTTATCAGATGTTGTACCAACACCTGTAGCGTCATAGATGAGTGGAACAGCAGATACAACATCAAATGGTCCCGAAACGATATTGGAAACCACACCAACCTGATTGTTGAACCAGATGTTGTTTCGGAAAGGATTAACCTCATGATATGCCGCAATATTATTTTGTCTTGTGATCCACGAGGCACTACCAGTTGTAGTATATGGACCAGAACCTGGCTGTTCGTAACTCACTATCTGATTGACTTCGCCAAGACCAGTGTAAATGCGGGTAATTAAACGATCCACTTCAACAGACCAACTCAATGGTTTGCCAGTATCGACATCAAGTTCAGTGATTTCTTCGTTATCGTTGAACACAAAACCTTGATCTTTGTAGTATTCTGCATAACCATCAACAAAGTTTATAAGATTCTGAACGCCACGGATGATATAAGGTGCCTGAATAGTGTTGGGGGCCCGTTTATCCATCTTATAATGGGCCCAATTAACGTTTACAAAAGTGCCGTTTGACACCATAAAGTGCTGTTGAACCTCACCAACAAACAAATCACCAAGACCTGTAGTTGTTATATCAATTGCAATACCTTCTTCGGCATTTGTTAATGAATCGGCTAATTTGAAGGTATTGTTGCCGTCCTTTATGATGAAGTATACGCGCTCATCGTTTACCCCGCCTGGATTTGCGACAGTAGAACTAATGAATACTGCTGTTCCTGTAACCCATGTGTTGGTTTCAGGGAAGGTCGAATCATTCCATGGTAAACCAACGGCGGTTGTACAGATATTGGTGTTAACATCAACCGTAAACTGGTAATTTTTTACATTATAATAATGAAGATCCCGGCCGACGGGCGAAGCGGTTTCAACTCTAAATTCCCAATCGTATCCAGTGCCACTTGGAATTTTGGTGTTGTTAAATGTCCGCCATGCACCAATTTTGTTGGTTGTCACAAACAATGAATCGATCCAATAATCAGCAGAACCTGGAGTTTTTTTCGTGGTAATTGCGTAATCCTGTTTTGTTACAGGGAAATACTTCGAAGCAAGTTGTAAAGATTTTGCATTAATGAAAGACGCAGTTTGATATGCGAGAGTCGGATCCCACTCAGTCCATTTAGTTTTAAAGTCTGACGTGTTGATATCATACGCACCATAGCGAATGAAATTTGTGTACCATTGACCAAAGCCTGGTGATTGATAAATCTCATTATTCACTAAATCGCCATGGAACACCATGTCTTTGTGACTTAATACCTTACCGGAAGTTTTTTCTACCTGCAATCCTGCAACATCATAGAACTCAAAGCCCATGGTGTAGTGTAAGAAGCGAACTGGTTGCATCTTGAATGCAACTTTTACGATATCGTAAAAGAATTCCACAGACTCGCGCCACATTTGCTCAACAGGCCCTTGATCACCAAAACCATAAGAGCTGTTACTAACGATGTCAGTTGGGTTAATTTTTGTGGTTAGTGTTGTTAACCAACTCACATCATTTAATATTGCTTGCTGTTTAAGGGTAACGTCGTTGCTGTAATATGGTGGAATCAGTTCATCGGGAGCATATCCATCAATTGTTGTATTGTAAATATTCACACAAAAATGTGTATATTGAGGAACAGTCCCAACAGGCGGAGTTTTTCCGGCTGGAATAATACCAGCGGCGATATTTGACCACATAACAGGAATCCATCGACGAGTGCCTGTCATGTTTTTGTATTCATCGTCCCACCAAACTGGTTTTTTAGTGTAACCTTGTAAAACCCATGGTTCAATATGAGGGTATGAAGTACCAAAAATTTCTTTGTAGATAACAGTCCATCTGGAACCCCATGGTTTTGCCGTACCAGAAGCTACTGTTGGATAACGACCAGCAGGTATAGTGGCGGAATCAATGCCACCATAATTCCATGTAAATGCATCAACAGCGTTGTAATCTGTCGCAAATGGGTTAAGTTGATATTTTTGAACAAAATCTACGTATGCTGCTTTTAGATAATCAATAAAAACTTGTTGCTCATCTGTATCACCAGCAGGAGCGAGCATTGCGTAGTCAAATGCAAATTCACTAAACGGTGGCACAGCTCTATATAAACGTTGCTCTGCTTCAAAAACAATATCAACAACAAGGTCGGCAATGTTAATCTCTTTCCATGCGTCTTCAGGTGAACCTGCATAGACACTCCATCCCGTAATGGAACCATCGCGAATATATAGAGTATCTGTGTTGGTGTTTAACCAAAATGAGCCGATTGGGTTGATGATGCCCGGCGGGGATGGTGCAACATCTACCACATTGTATCTGTATAATGTGTTAGTATCAGACCGTTTAAAATACATACCCCTCACAAGGTTGGTAGTTGGGAAGGCTGTACCTGTACCACCACCCGTTTCAGCCAACAACTGAGTTGTGATGGCTGATATTGTACGCACATCTACATTGATGTCTGTAATATGACCGTCGTGATGGCGAATCTTGTTTATACCGAGCGCAGGGTCGACTAATTTTTGTGGTTCGACAGCGGCAGCTAATTTCAAGAACGGTAGAGTTGCAATCCAATTTTTAATACCAACCTTGTTACCATTGCCATCAACGGTGTTATTTTTATCATATGTAGTTGAATCACCAAACACGAAATCATATGCATCATTAAACTCAAAGGCTGTGATGATATCATCAGCAATGTATGCGCCCTGATCCCAAATATATTTTAATTCAGAAAATGCTGTACCACGCTTTAGATAGTCAACGGCACCTGCTAAGAAGGTTTCTTGCAAGTATGTGATGTTGTTGGCATATTGCGAGCTTGCAAATGTAGTAACAGACAATGGGTTGTTTGAATCCTGATACATAGCGGACAAGAATGTGTCGTAACTATCATTAAATTCTTTAATGGAACCACCAACACCAAAGTTGTATTCCTGCAAGGTACCAATGATTGCTGTTTGGTCTTGTAAAAACGACATTGTAGCGTCTGGTTGCTGTGCTTGAAGAATGGTATTAAAGTGCGCAACGAGATCCGTCAATTTAAACTTTTTACGGTTTTCGTGATTGACATTGTAATACAGTTGTTCTGCAACTTCCCAGTCGCCAGTTGTAGTATAATCTTCACTCACGCCCGGCAAAATGTGTGTTGTTTGTAAAACGTTGTTGGCATCATAATACTCATCGCCTTCTGCCAACCTGTATTGGTTTACGTAACGAGGAACATACTCTTCGTCGTTCAATCCCTTGCGCCAAATTGCTTGGAGTCCTTCCGGATTATTAATTTCAACTGAGCTGTTGTCTTTATAACAGTACAGTCTGCCGTTATCTTCTTCAATTAGATGCTGTTCAAAGTAAAATTCTTTGCCTGAATTTGATGTAATGATACGTTTACCAATACGTAAATCAACAGGATAATTAGCAGCTTCCTGGAATGTGAAAATTGAATTAGCTTTAAACGCTGGTGTGCCATCAACATTGAATATGTTGAATAGTGGATACTGATTGGTTTCAGTTTTAACCTGTTCAACACGGCGATAGTTGATGAGTGTAATAGTTGCTGGCGTGAATGTCGTGCTTGTATCAACACGTACAGATACTTCTGCGTGGTTGATATCACTAAGTGCTGCCGGCGAGGTTTCGATGTGAACAGTAGCAGGCACACTAACAGCATTGAAGAATTCGATTGCATTAGAGTGAATTCCATCAGGACCAACACCCGCAACAAATGTGGATGTAATTGAATCATACCATCCTTCAATATAGGTACCATATTGACGAATTTCATCAACATATACGCGAATAACATCGGCACCATTCAAGAAGGGTGCTGGTGCAACGAACATGGTGCTATTAGAAACAGTACTTAGTGCTTCGCTGAACACTACGTTTGGGTTAGCGTATTGGTTGTTCGTTGGAATGGGTTGTGTGGCACCCACATAACTCCAATGGAAGAAGAATCCCTTCCATTGATCCCCGAGACTGGTGGTTGAAGTTGGAACGATTTTGAAAGTAGTTGAAATAGGCGAAACGTTCTCAACTAATTGGACGGCAGTACGATTGTTGATATTATCAAAACCACTTACCACAACTGTCCACAAGGTATCTTCAGTCGTAGGTGTGGATGGATCGTTGATCGCAAACACAAATCCAGGTGTGAATGTACTGGTTAAATCACCACTAACGTAGATTTCGTTGTTAATAAGGTCAACAACGGTAATATTATGACGAACAACCATTTCCAAATCAGTTGGTGTTTCTACAACGGTTATCCAATCAGATACATCGTCAGCTCTATATTTCCATTGGTGGGTAACGTATACCCATTCATTTAATTCAATAAACGAATTGTATTCAATGATTGGCATTTCTGCTCGACGTACTAAACCACCAAGGCTATCATTTATAGCGCTTTTGTGAATCCATCTATTTTCTTGTGACCATGGGTCTGTTTGAGCAACACATGTCTCTGCTGCATCCCACGGAAAGACTCCAAGTGGCGTAACAGCATCAATCCAATTGTTGTCTGTGGCCGACCAAACTTTAACCATTTGTGATGGTGTATCATAGTACACAAAAGTATCACCCACATTAGGTGGAGTATTGTCCGGTGCAGTTGGCAAACCTAACCACCAATCACCACCACTGTCATCCCAACCCGTCCTGTCCCAACCAATACCACCACCTGAGCACACACAATCACGTTGCACGGTTGCTGCGTCAACGTCCTGTTGCACAGCAGCAATTTCTTCCGGTGTTGAAGTTGGATTACGCATAACTCTGTCCAATTGAGCTTCTAATTGTAAACGACGATTATCGGCAACGGCACAATTGTTACGAATAGTGATGTATTGTGGCGACGAGTTGTGATTTACAGGATCGTACCAGTAGTAATCTTGATAATTTACCAATTTATCAATGCTTATTGGAGGTGCAAAATTGAATTTAAGGGCATTACCCCACTTTGGCAAACGATCCAAATCAATTCCAAGACGTGCTGCTTCTTGAAGAATGTCGTGATATGAAGAAATGTGCTCCACTGTAGCAATTTTTGAGTACAACAGTGGTTGTAATTGCCATGCTTGACGATGAACCGTTGGTTCAGGAAGTCTGTTATCGTGTAAAACGCCAGGATTACGTTTACCTACTGATCCAAATGCTGGAACCAGCTCGGTTTTGGTAAGATATCTATTATGAACATTCTCAAAAATCGACTTATTAACCTTTGTTTTTAAAACGTTTGGTAATAAGTCGTATAAGTTGGTTCTAGGCTTTGAGTAATCTGAATTTGACATATGTCTAATGTTTCCCCACAAATAACAATATTTCATATTATTTATACGGCGTCATCAAATTGTCAAATCCCCTAATTGGTAGAGGAAAACCTACTACTTATTATGAACCTTGTTTAATATTAAGTCTGTTTAACGAATCAACAATTTCAATATCGTCAACTGTAATGTCTGGCATGAATAATTCATCCTCGCGGGCACTAACTTGGAACATATCACCAAAGAAATTCATCGAATTAAGTGGAACAAGAACAACTGTATCGATTTCCGTTGGTAGTGACGCATGTATTGCAGCAGCCATTTCCGTAAAGTAAAAGGTTTCCCCGAACTCCCACAAATTAATGTCGAAGAATGACTTAACAACAGCGATGATGTTCAACTTTATTTGGTTGTCGGTGTAATTAGTATTTGCAGAACGTACAACTTTCAGTGATGCGCGAAGTTCCGGTATAGCGTTTGCACCAAACAAATACTTGAATGCACCCGAATGCAAAACGATAGTGTCAGATATCATCTTGTTGTCCAGCAAAGCGGAATAGCTTGTTCGTAATTCTAGTGGAGTAGGAGCAGCGGGTTCAGCCGGCAATGCACCGCTCAACCACTGACGAATGTTTAGATAATAACCTCTTGTAATAATAAACATATCGATTATGTTAGTTGCAGCAGGATCAATCAGGTTGTAGTTGGTCGATTTGTGTAACCACAAGAAATTCATACCCGTTCTACCGTGTTCACGTTTGTAATTGGAGTGATTTGTATCAGCATACCAATTCAACATGTTGGTTGTGTCTGCTTCTATAATTGTCCACGCATCAGTTGTTGTATCACGACCGAAATATACATATTCTTGTACAGTAACCGTTGTCGAAGGCGATGAAAGTGTGTTGGATAATATTGTTATTTGATTTGTAACATCACCGTCAAAGGTAGATCCATCACCCTCAATCCACTCTCCTGAATTCAACCCAGAAACACTAACATCACCCTGTCCTTTAATAAAACTGATTTTCAATGGCGGCGTTGTGTATGGAAATGTAGTAATTGCCGTCAAATATACAGTAACGGTCGGATTAGTAATATCATAAAGCGGAATACCATTTGGAAAATCCGGAACGCCATCACTATTTAAATCTTCATTAATAATGCGCAACTGGTTGATATTTGGTAAACCTTGATCAGGCAATCCAACATCATTTGTTTCTTGGCTGAGAATGATATAGTTAGTATTGGCTGTGCGAATGCCATCCATATTTTTGTTTGTATTAGCTTTCAGCAACACGATTAGATCATTGCCCGAATTTTTAGTATCATAGTTTATAACACGACCTTCGGTAGTAAACCAGAAGCGTGTTGTAGGACTTTCGGCAATAATACGCGTACTCTTATAAGTTATTTCCCATAAACCAGATGGCAATTTGTTAATCCAAATTAACCAGTCACTGACGGCTGGGTCATCTTTGGGGTTTAAGAGATTGTTCGTGTTAGGTACATCTGAAAAACGAATTGGAACCCATTGAGCAGGACTCATGGTTGTATCATATTTTAAATATACGGGCCAATTAACCGTTTGGTCAAGCATGCTAACAATATTGTTACGTTCGTTAGTAGTAAAACGAACCCGGCCAGCATCCGTATTACCTGTCATGGAACGATTGGTAAACAGTTCGGGGTTGGATAACAATGGTTCTACATAATCTGTAACCAGTTTTAATGATGTTACGTCAGCAGAAATAGTTGGTAAAATGATTTCAAGCGTTTTGAAGTAAATGGCCAAATCATCGCCAAAGATTTTAACATTATCGTAAGCTTCACTTGGGTCGCTCCACGGAACATATTTTGATTCACCAGCAAATGTTCTATTAACTGCTTGCATCTTCAAGATAGATGAATCTTGAAGCATGAATGTGTTGTAATCACGACCGTTGACCATACGATCCTGTGTATAGTACACAGAAGGAGCCATCCTGCGAATATGCTCTATATCTTCAGACGGTGCGGAGTTCTGTATAGTATTGGTTGCAGAGAAGGTAAATGCAAAAGTCTGCACATTACCATTAGTATCTTGATAATCAAAACTTGAATTGGTGTTTGTAATAGTACTTTGAGGAATTACAACATCACTATTTGCTGATGTTCTGTACCAAACATGGAATGTTCCATTTGGGATGTTTGCAAATTCACCATCGCCAAAAATAATACGTACGTCATCGTTGTCTAGTGTTTCAGCTTCATATTTGTTTCTAACAATGTTAGTGTTAAAAATGATGTTTTGAGCATGGGATACGTCAACAGGTATCCACTCACCATCACGCAATGTCGAATTCGAGTCGGCAGTGTTGATAATTTGAAAATTGTTGTTTGGGTCAACATTATTAATCCACAAGTCCGTTTCGTTGATATTTGTGTTGCCGATTTCAACGATTTGGTTGGGTGTAATTCCATCAAATGTGTAATCTTGACGATTGAGTGTACCTTGTTTTGTGAAAACAAAGAAGCCAGTTGTGTTGGAGCTGTCACCTAGGCCATCAGCCCCGTATAAAATAGTGAAACTTGAGTTAACTTCTGGTCGCTTTTCGTAAGGACCGTCTTCATTTAAAGATGCTGGGACCAATTCCATCGGAATTGACTGGCCAGACACCGATACAGAGTATGGCAATACACCATTATTAATCGGATTATTGTTTACGGAGTACAATTCAAATAATACATCCTGAACTTGAATACGCTCACTTGGAGCAACTGACCCAAAATTCTGCTTTAAAACTCTATTCATTACTAATAGGAATTGTTCTTTCCAATCAGTATTAGTTGGATCATTCCAAACGATTTTCTTATTTGCTAAATTTCTTCCTTGTGAGTCGTATACAACTTCAGTTGTGCGAATGGATGTAATTTTTACCATTGCCCTCGCAGGAATGTTTCTTGATGCGTTGTATGAAATTAGTTTAGCGAGACGTAGTACAGAATCTTTCCGTTGTGCTGTAGGTAAGAAGTTTTCGTGCGATGTTACGTCGATGCGGTATGCCATTAGTTCGCCGAGATAGGCGAACAACTCAAGCAAAGCAATGAATTCGGATGATTCGATGTAGTCGTTAAATGTTTCTGGGAAATATAGCTTGATATAATCTATCATGCTCGACTTGATAGTATTGTAATCGAAAGCTGCGAAGTTTATGTTTTGAAACGCTTCGTATACTTTGTCCCAACTTTCTGCTCTCGAGATTAATCTTCCGCTCATTGTAAATCCTTATTGAAATTCTATGTTAAGGTTGAATTCGAGTGTTATATTAAATTCAACATATAATAATGTAGTAGATACCACAATTGCGTTCTTGTAATAGTCTGCCTTTGTGGTGATGTTAACTAAATCAACACGTGGATCATACTGAATAACCTTGACGACTTCTTCCTCAACGAGTGAAACAGTAATCTCGTCCAAAGGCTCAAACAACAAATCGGGTATAATAGTACCAAATGTGGGCATCATTACACGTTCGCCCGTACGTGTAAATATGTGATTTAGTAGATCGCGTTTTACCAAATCAATATCAACAATACTAAAGTTGGTGACAGTACTACGACCACTCAAATCCGTGGGGGTTGATGGAGTGGCGTAGTTATACTTACCATAATTAATTGTTGTAAATCCCTTGTATCTGGCCATAATATCTCTCGTTGTTCTGTATATTTATTACCGTGTAAGAAATAAATTTATCGGCGCCAGTTAGGATTGCGGACCTTATCATCCGTGCCCATTGCAGGATCATCGTAGCTATATTTTGGATCGTGTGTTGTATCATTCAACGTGACACAACGTCCCCAAGGTTCATGAGATGGTACACGATTGGTCCAATAAGCATCCAATTCCGAAGCGGGTGTTGCATCAGTTGCTAGAGTAGCAACGGGCCCATTATGATAGATGTGTTCGCCCGTTTCGTAAATCTCTTTACCTGTCATGTGTAGTATGTCAGTTGATGTTATCTTTCCTAATCCAACCGCCTTAATGTTAAAGTCTCCAGCTGTTTCAATATAATTGCTGCCTGTGGATTTAGCATGAAGTTCTCCATCAGCTTGTATTTTTGTATCCTGAGATGAATGAACACGAAGGTTCTGAGCTGTTTTTACATGAATATCCTCCGTAGCCTGCACACGAACCTCTTTGCCAGAATACATGTGTATTCCCTCTTTGCCGTGCATTCTAATCGTTTTATCTGAAGAAAAGTTTATGTCTGATTCAGAGCGAATTGACACTCTTTTGGTAGAATAAATATCAATGTTGCCATCTTGGTCAAGTTCGATCCAGTTACGACCCTCTGCGGTATTGATGTAAATACGTTCGTTTGTATCATCTAAGATAACTTGATGACCGCTTGACGTTCTCATTTTTAAACGACAGTTTTCCTTCCTGTCATCCATGGATATTGAGTGAAATCCTGGGGTAGTCCATGAATATACTTGCGAATCGTAATTCTTTCCTGTCGTATCAGGAAATGTAATATTAGGTTCAATTTGGCTCAGTGCATAACCTTGACGAATTACCACCGTTTTTCCATCTTTACTTGTAAATGACACATCTTTATCATCAGCTTTTTGGCTAATTATGTCGTATTGTTGTGGGTTAACGGCACATGCACTATAATCAGCACCACGTGTTCTCCATTCATAATTATCAGCGCGGGAAGTAAAGGCTGTTGTTAAATTATCGTACAGAGGTTGGATTGGTTGTTCTTGCGAATTGAGGGGCCCATCAGGTTCAGAACCATTGTCAATGCTGTATCTACCATGTGGTAGTGTGTGTCCCAACATTTCGGACTGTAAACAACCCAACCATATGCGACTCATTGGGTCACCATCGATACAAGTTACGGCAACCGCAGCACCTACCTTTGGAATATTCCACATACCGTATGTGATTGGACCATGTGATGGTTTTTGTTCTGTGCCACGAGTAGCATTATCGTTGTTTAGTGTGCCCCCAAATGGTGCAATGTATGCAGCCCACGGAATATCACTTGTGGGCCCATCTGATCTATCGCCATATGATGGCACCATAATGCGCAATCTACCTGTTTGTTGTGGATCATTAGTATCAACAACAAGACCGATAGTGATTGACGTGTATACTTGCTTTGCGCCGGTTTTGGGATTAAACATGTTTAGACAAATTCTTTAAACCAAGTACGGTAATCACCTGGAAAATCTTTTGGGTTGTATATGAAAGGCGCAGTGGCTGTTATTTGCATTCTTACCTGAAACAAATCCCCGTATGTTACTGGTGCATTTACGTTGATGAAGTGTGGATCACTTGGGTACACCACAAGAGTGCCGCGTTGAGCATTAAAGCCAAAACTGTGTTGTGGAAATTCAAATTTTCCACCATAAATCTCATAATCAGAATCAAACGGTACTTTGTCTTGGTAATCACACAAGAAAAGCATTGTTGACAAGTCACGTTCGCGTGTTCTTAGCCACTGTTTACGTAGGTATGAACTATTTTCACATATCGGATCACCGTGGGCTTCTTGTGGAATCCATTCAAAATTAATTGATTCGGTGCCTTTATATGTAATGCCATAATGCATTTCGATGGTCGGAATAACCGTTTGCAATTTTTCAAACAATATCGCTTCATATTGTTCATTAGAACGAATAGCTTTCACGGGTTTGCCGTGTACATCCACGTCAGGCTCGTATGCTTCTAAATCATCAATAATTTGCTCACACAATAATGGTGATACAAAATCTTGAATGATTAAAAATGGTGATTTCACTTCCATGCAGGTTCTCCTTTAACTCCAATAGTTATATATTAGAGTTTACAAGGTATTTAGAACATCATGGATTCGAGTGTCTTCAGGGTATCAGACTTCAGGTGACGTATAATATCAGCAAATGAGATGTGCGGATTGTTATACATAGCTTCGATAAAGTGTTTGATTTGGTCTTCGTTAACAGGTTGTTTATCGTTTGTAATACATGGTGAAGCTGGGGCTGCTTCGATGAGCTTGATGAGCATTTCTTTATCGTCACTTATACCCAATTCCAAAGATTCCTTTTTGGGGTCAATCAATAAGTCACATGTTTTGAGAAAATTCATGCCCAAAAGTACAGGATCTGGCATATCACTGCGGTCATTTAAGTTAAAATCAACCTCCGAGTATACTTGTCCGTTGTATTTAACACTTAGTGAGATGACGGGACGATATTTAACACCACCATCTGCAGATTGAACAGCCTGTTGTTGTTTTAATGCGACAGTATACACCTTGTCATTGAAGGTAAATTTAACTAACTCCCCTTCTTCATATTGGTTTGGAATGATTCTGATGTTTTGTGCGTCTAATGAACACAATTCAGCACCTGTATCAACTTTACACTTGATTGGTTGGTTGTCGTTTAGTCCCATAAGAATGATATCTAGTGACGTGCCAACAGTTTTCTCCTCATACGAACGTGCAACATCGCGATTATCTATTTCGTGAAGAGGACGCTCAACAACTTGTACGGATGAAGGAATGGCTTGCAACTTATTATCCATATTCCACCCAAAAATAGCATAATTAATACCATCTTCAGATTCGTATATTAATGCAAACTTGGGTTTGTTTGATGTTTCAATAGTTTCGTGAAGCTCAATGTGATATTCTTCGGAGTAGGTATACTTAGTATCACCGACGGTAATAGTGGCCGGTAACTCAGCAAGTTGCCCACTAGTAAAATATTGTGTTAATTCAGCTATATCTTTAAATTCGTTCATAATTTCACCTTTGTGTTATTTATAACGAATTGTAGAACTCAGTCACTCGTTTTTGTAGGGGTGAGATATACGGAGTGATGGGTTTTTTCCAAACTAACGGCATAATGCCCTTTTCAACAGCCATAATCGTAACAATTTGTTGGACGGATTCACCTGTTAATTCATAGTACGCAAGAGCATAAAATGTTTCTTGTAACAAATAATCCTCAATCATTTCTTCTGTTTTGTTGTTGTTGGATGTTTTAAAATCAATGACAGATAACACCCCCTCATATTCGGCAATGCAGTCCACACGACCAGCAACACCCAAAACATCACTATAAAGAGGAACTTCTTGTGCACGAATATTGTTAATTTTGTTCTTGAGCACCAATCTGATTTGGTTGAACAGTTTGATGTTTTTGTTTGTTTGCTCCCTTGTGGGATTTTCTTCATTATTAAGAAAACGTTCAGCCATAAGGTGAACAGATGTGCCTCTGTCGGCACAACGAGCAGTTTCTTTGGCGGCCTTGTCTTCACCAAGCATTTTCCGCCAATTTTCCAGATGTGGTTTAGGTTTATTACTCAGTAGTGTTGTGATGGATGGATACATGTCTCCGTGTGGAGTAACATACCACCGTTTACCTTTTACATCCTTCGTGCTCATTTCTTCCAGCTGAAGTGGAATATGATTAAACGTCATTGATATTTTCTATTAAACGATAAGAACCCAGGCAGTTCCATTCCAATACTTCATATCGCCATCTACGGGCGATGCGTGTTCAGGAGAGGCGCCAACTTTTTTAATGATAGCATGATAAGTATCATAGAAAGATGTACCGTTGTCAAGCATAAAAGTTTTTGTTAAATTAACTCCGTTTGCTGCTGGAAGCGGGCCAATAGCAACATCTAACAACTCCACATCGGCCGCAATTTTTGCGTCCATGCTTTCAGCGGGAATTAGGAATTTGTCAGCACCCACCACTTCTATTACATAAGCTGAATATAATGTACCATCAAATTTGATGTTTTCGTTTGTATATGTAGCGGCCATTTAAATCTCCTTATTGTGTTTGACCAGCATTGGGCGTTGCACCAGGAGCCGGTGTTGCTGTTGGTGCAGCAGGTGGTGTTTGTGCCTGAGCCTGCTTGTTTTGATTGGCCAGCAACTTTTGTTTTTGAGCTAACAAATTTTGAATTCTCATAATTTGAGTATCGATTGTTTTGTCTTGGTTGGCCTTTCTTGCCTGCAATTGTGTTAACTGCATTTGGAGATTTAATACATCGGCCGCAGCATCTTCATTCAACAAAAACGATTTAAATGTTGGTCTCATTATTATAAACCCTCTTCAGCATCTTTGGCCAAATCGTGTCTATACTTGGCAAGTTTCATTAATTTTTGTGCTTCTTTACGCTCATCATTTTTGTCTTTGTAATATGCTTCCATATCCAACACTTCTTCTTCAGATTTAACCTTTTGGTCGGCTATTTTTGCGGCATATTCGGCTTCTTTTGCTTTGGCTTCTTGTTCTTTTGCCTCCGCTTCAGCTTTTCTGGCCTCCGCATCAGCCTTTAACATGTCGATAACCTTGTCGAGAGCACTTTTCACGGAAGAGTCTTCTTCGGGTGGTTGTTCACTATCAAGCTCCATATCACCTTCAGCTCCAGCAGCGCCCTCTGCATCATTCATTTCCAAATCGCCTTCCGTGCCAGACATTTCTACATTTTCTTCTTCATCTTCGGGAAGAGGAGGCCACTCAACTTGAACGATATCAAATTTGTCCTTCAAATTAAACAAAATCTCTGCAATTTCTTTACCATTTATGGCTGTGTCTGCCACTGTACTGCCCAAAACACGTTCAAAGTCATCAGCTTGTTCTGGTCGAACATAGACCTTAACAATGTTGCCATTATCATCCTCGATACCAAACGGAACCGTGTTTCTGTCAAAGGTTTCTTGTTCTTCAGCCGCAGTTAATTTGGATACCACATCCGCGGAGTTGAATTTACCGTCTTCTAACAATGAAGCCATGAAGCTTTCACGCAGATTCCAGTTAGCAGCATGCGAAAATTTTAATTTGGTAACCTTTTCCGCTTTTGGAATTTTTCTTTTAATTACCGGTCCACCAAACAGTGAACCACGAGCACCGGCAACATCTCCACCGCTGACAGATCCTGCGGCCGCATCCTCTTTAACAACATCATTAAAGTATTTTGTGTATGTTCCTGGCTTAACAGCATGTGTACGTTCCATGCGCTGGGCAGCATCTTTACCCTTACCGGCGAAGTAATCTCGGCGCTCTGTGTCCGACATCATACGGATTTTTTCTTTTTGTTTGATAACTGTGGCAGGCATGGCCCCATCGGTCAACAGTTCTTTAATAAATTTCATAGGAAATTCCTCTTATGTTTTCTTTATTTATGGATACTTTGTAATTGTCGGCCGTACAATACAGTTAAAATGCCTTCAACGCTATCTGCATTTTGCACACCATGTAATAATTCAGTCATTTCTTGACGAACTTCAGCAAAAGTCATTAGAGTCCGTTTGTGAATTTCGTCCGTAAAGGCAATTTCACGACCCGATTTGAGGTGGAGTCTGTAATTTTTCCACTCGCTGTTGTATTTTAACAATGCTGAATCCAAACTTTTTAATGCTTTATTTAGCGCACGGACGACTCCTGTTTTTGCAGTTTGGGGGTTGCGAGTCGGAATCTGTTGTGATAAATTGCGTGTTGTTTCTGCGGAAGTATTACCGGCATATTGCCGCAATGCTCGTGTGATATTTGTATATTGTCCAAATTCGGGTGCTCCAAGAACATCTGCGATATCACGTAGCATATTACCAAAAATGTCGCCTTCGATACCGAGTGATGCGTTACCAGGAATTCGTGGTGAACCCATGCCAGTATTTTTGATTTGCTCACGTATAGCGTGATTAAAACGATTAATAATTGTAAACACGTCCTTATCTACTATTTTGAATTGTTTTAAAGAGGATGGGTTCATAAAAACTGCACCCTCAATACCCGTGTCTTCGTGTGAATGGATTTCCACATCACGTAAACTTGGTGCAAGTTTTCTGATAATAGAATCAAGTAGTTTTTCTTTAATAGGTAACTTGTACTGGTGCTCAACTGACGTTAATACTTCATCACGAGCTGTTTTAACTTCATCTCTGATGTTTTTTGGAACAGTATTCAGTTTTACCAACATAATTTCGCCGTTGGTTAAACCCAATTTTCCTGCTGGATTCAGTTTTCCTAAAAATTTACGCAAGTCTTCCAATTCGCCACTAACATCAACTTTTTTAAAGTGGTGAGCATCAATAAAGGATGTTGATGTAAATCTCCATGTGTGATCGACTGTTTCGGTTTTGAGTTTAATACCATCATCAGTAGTGATGTGAGAGGTGGTGACGGAAACAACCTCACCCTCCATCACCTTTGTGAGCCGTTTGATCTTGCCTTGATCGGGTTGTTCCTTATTATCTCCGATGATCATGCGAAGAAATGCAATATAGGATGACCCATAAACGATTGCATTTGGTTGGCGACCGAACAGAATCTCACATTCTGTAGCATCACCTTTTTTCATAACTGTGCGAAGCAGAGGAGCAACCTTTTGTAATGCCGAATGAGCACTTTTAAATCCGTTCCAGGCCGCTTTATTTTCCCAGTCTTCTACTTTGTAGAATCTGCCACCTCGTTTCGCTTCTCTGCTTGTATAGAAACGATCATCCTCGTCAAAACCAAAGATCAAATTTGCGCCATCCAACTTCTCACTTGCAATAAAGTCGGAAAGGTTTTCAACAGCATGTAAAAACTCATCAATAGGCAACGCCTCGATGTGGTCAATGCCTTCATGCACCATGACCACCCGTCCATTTTTGGTTACTGCACTATTTTCGAAAAACTGCGCAAATTTCATTAGGTTTCTCCAACATTATTACTGATATTTATTAGTGTTTGATAAAAAAAGACCCAACGCTACGGCTGGGTCTTGTATTTACACAAAGTTGTTATTGTTATAGTTGTGTGATTACACTTCTTCGACGTTGTTTGCTTTAAAAGTACGCCACTTTACTTTAGTGCTCATGTGAAGATACCCAGATGCGTGGAGCCAATCTTCGAGAGTAAAGGTTGCTGCCTTTTTTGCCTGAAGATAGTCGTTGTAATACTCATCAACGAGTGCTTCCATATCTCGGCGTTCCGTGGCAGTAAGCTCACTAATGTCTAGTGCTTTGATGTTCTGTACAGGCACATAGGTTGGAATAATTGTGCGTACAGTTGTTTCACCTTCATCTTTTGTATAACGAATATTACTAATTTTGTGTGATTTTAACATACTTCCAACCTTTAAGCAGCGGAGGTATCGCCGGCTGGATCAGCTACAGGTGTTGTGGGAGCATCGACCACATCGGTGACAACTTCGCTAGCAGCGGCGACGTCTGCTGCAGCCTTTTCACGATCGGCACGAATCGAAACAACAAGATCGTTAGATAGTGCACGAAGAGCCGCATTAAAACCAATGATGGCATCTTCTGCATCTGCTTTTTGTTGAAGAGTGTCTTGATAAACCTTCACGTAACGCTGTTGCGAGGCAGAAAGGTCCGAAACCAATACTTTAACACCATCAACATCCAATTCCTTAATTTCTTCAATAGCCATTATGTTTCTCCTTTAAAAATGGTTAGTTATTTACTACAGCTTAATAAGATCCAAAATTCCCTTACCCCCACCTTGCGGATTAGGGTCCTTGGAATCGTTCGCAGTAGATTTATTATCTGCTGTTTTCTTGTTAAATGTCAACGAATCTTTAGATTGTTCCCTGTTTTCGACCCGTAGTGCTACCCTATTCCATTTGAGGTATATCATTTTTCCAACACCGTCGCTGGAACGTGTTTTCAGAAATTGCCATGCCATTTCACCAGCTGCTTTCATTGTGTCCGTCATGATAATTGACATATATGTATCGGTTGTGTTGATCTTACTTATACCACCAGCAATGTGACTGTGGTTGAGATCTGTTGCACTCACCGCCCCCCTATTTTGTTGTGAAGCTGTTATGCCAATCATATCATAGTCGATAAGAATTTGGCGTAGTTGTTCTGCAGACCGCTTATCTTTTTCGAAGACGTTATCTGCCGACACCTTTTCGTTCGGGCTCATTAAGTCGAGATAGTCCACAATTAATACATCTGGGACGTAACCATATTTGAGTTCAAATTCTTTTAGAAATGCTCGAATTTCGTTTGCTGTTGTTCCAACAGGCATCTGCTCTATAACAATTTGCTCGGTTATTTTGCTTGCTTGTTTGATTTTTTGAACAACTTCACTCGACCGTGATGTAATGTCTCGTTGTGATATGCCAGTAACCATACTGATGTATCGTTTGTAGATCATTGTGACGGGTAACTCGAGACTTATGTAAAGAACCTTCAGTCCTCTTTCGGCCAAGTTGAGGCCAAAATTAGCCATCACCATCGATTTACCACCACCCGAGTTAGCGGATAGCAACAACATTTGTTGTCTGTTAAGACCGCCACCCAAGATTTCGTCAAACTCATCGTAGCCAGTCGGAATAGCAGGACTATCCACTAACCGTTTTAACATATTTTCGGGGTCATCGAAAAAATTTACCCCCAAACTTCTATGCAACGATGTGGTTATCGCGGTTTTGATTATAGTTTCTATCTTTCCATAATCTCCCTTGTCCAACAACTCCGGACAAGATAAAATGGCTTCTGTTATGGCTCTTTCTTTGCAGAATGCTTCAATTTCGTTGGAACAATATTCAATTTTATCTTTTGAAATTGCTTGTTGTTTGAGCTCAACATCTGTTTCTGCTCTTACTTGTTCAACGTCTGGTGTGGTATTGTACTTGTTGTAGTAACTTTGAATGAACTTAATACTATTCCGAAACTCGGGATCAAAGTACGTTGGTTTGATGATTGATGTCGTCAGTGCAAATACATCAGGCGACGAGATAAGATACTCTATGAGTAATTTTTGTTTTTCTGTATTCATATATTTTATTATTTTTTGTTGTATCTAAAGTATAGATGCTACAATACAACATGGCAACAAAAACTTTAGTTGACAATCTTAATTGCAGGATAAACCGACCTAGGAATGTTGTCATTGATGTACAGATTGCCTTCAGACTGATATGACGAAGCTACAACATTGGCTGAATCGATATCCGTAATATCAAATACTTTTGTTAGTGTTCGATCTGTTGATTCATATGGATCTGTTGACAATAACACAAAAATATCACCCTGACGTATTCTATTTGTGTGATCACCACCGACAGGAACGGTTAGTCCTTGTGTTGTAACATAACTAAAATAGAACGGCGATGCAGGATCGATGTTGCTATTCAAAATGGTAGAGTTAACTACAGCTGTTCTCACGGTGTATAATTTACCATTGATAAACAATTTGTGTGTATTTCGCCATGGCGAAAGGAAGGATGGTTCACTGCTGATAAAATCAAATTCTAATTCGGCTGTTTGTGTAAAAAAGATGGGTGATATAAATTGAGCATGAAGTGTTATTTCTGCTTCTGTACTTAATGTAGCAATCGTTAAAATATCACCGCCAGTTATTGTTAGTGGAGCGACAACACTCGTCTCCACATATTTGGGTGTTATTTGTGATTGTGTAGCTGTGGAACGAGCAACACACTGTGCCACACCCGTTAAAGAGTCGTGAAATTCAACCACAGCTTGATAAGGATTGGTGTATGTTACGGAAAGTGGTGTTGTCTCAACAAGGTGATTGTCTACTGTGTAAACATACACTTGCACCGAAGGGTTGGTGCCAAGATTGTGGTCAATTGTCCACTTTTTCGATGCAATAGTTTGGTTGTGGTTGTAAAAGACGCGTCTTGGGGTCCAGTCCTGTAAGCCTGTCGGGTCTTCGGGAGGTAGTTTACCTCTTACATAAGAAGCTTTTACAGCCTCTTGTACAAGTGAACCCTTACAATTGCTTGTAATGATACAACGCCCAACCACTTCAATACCCTGCTTATTTTGCGGGAGTTCGATTTCGCGCTTGCACGTATCACATTTATAAACCACAACCGACATATTTTATCCAGTCACTAATTGTAAACCCGTTGTTTGTGAAAGATACGCATCTTCCATTTCTTTAGACGGCGACATAGGCGTCATAGCGAGCGCTGATTTGAGAATTTCTACAGCGCCATCTGGATTACTGATGACCCATGGTACAAAAGCAATACCAACTTGACCATTCCCCATATTTTGGGGTAACAATCCTCTCGGTTTTTCTACCTTGTATGTTACATCATCGGACCACTCCACAACACGTCCCATGATTTCGTCGCCATTTGTAAATTTAAACGTCTTAACTTCCATTTCTTATTCTCCTTATTTAGATAAATTTCTCTATTATTTTAATTACGGGTGCAAAATACGGCAAAAGCTCGACACCCATTACCCTAGTAATGATTAAAAGTACGTCCCATCCCGCAAAAAACGAACCCATTAATACCCATGCCCAGTTTCTAAACAAGAGTGAATCGACTGCCCACACCAAATTACCCGCAAAGTATAACTTCCACGGTAATGTTGATTGTGATGCAATCTGTGGGCTAATCATCATTAATGTACCCAAAATAAAGCACACGTTAGCCACATATTTAGCATACTTCCATGCAACGGGATTGCGTTCAACACGCATTATGATGTCATCGACAACGAAAGGAATATCAACCATTTGTATAACTCTTTTCTTTTTGTGGCATTCCAACAAATCCAACAAATAGTGGTATTCTAACCCTATCTCCCGGCCGAGGTATTTTGTTTTCGTTGAGTTCGTTGTAACGATTAGTTAATGTTTGTAACATTTTGCTTGACATGGCCATGTGATTATTCTTTCTTATGATAGCCTGAATTGTTTCACCTGGACCGAACACGTGTTCTACATAATCGAGAGCCATTCTCAATCTCCTTTGTTATTATGAATTTAAATATATAATATCTTATTTCAATAACGATAACAACGATTGATAATTTTCAACCGTTGATTGTTTAACTGCATAGTAAAAGGGTACATTGTATAAAATTATTTCAGCCCCTACATTAATTCCTTCGTTTAGTGCCACTGACGTGTATGTATATTGCAGCAAATCGGCAACAATGGTAGCAACATGATCCCCATCCTCCCCAAACTGCTCAAATAGGTTCTCAAATGTGTGCTTGTATTCTACGTTTGAGTTGACCACTTCTTTGCTGTACATAAAGTTGTACCCATTTTTGGGGAATATGTAAAATGCTTCAGCGCCTTCGTTTACAGCAAATGACTTTATACCGTTGGCAAATATGGCCCGCTGGTGTAAATTGGACACGTTAAATTTGTCTTCAAGGGCTTCATTGAAGGTATCTATAAATGCGTCACGCCGCCCGTGAAAACGAACCTTGACTTTGGCAAAGTTGTTGTATGTTGGTGATAGATTTTTTAATAATGGTTGCCCACAGGATTCGTGTAAAAATTGGGTACATGATTTTAACAGTTTCAGCTCGTGTTCTGTTAAGGGGCCAGTATTTTTGTTTTGTAAAATGTCCGATATTCTCATATTCACTCCTTTGATATTTATAAATAAAAATAAACACAAAAACCATATAGGGTAAGCATATTATGAAAATGTACGGCGTCGACCTTGCAGAAGGGTCTGAAATACTGAATTCGGTCATTGCATCAGGAAGTGCATTTCCATCTTTGCCTGATGTCGGCGAACTTTTCTTTTTAAATGCGGGTGTTCCAGCAACGGACGGTTTGTATGTTTACAACAACGCATCATCGTGGCAATCTATTTCATTGCCTCCGAACAGCAGCACGGTAACCCACAAACACTTACAGTCTACTCCAGCTACGACATGGACGGTTGCACACAATCTTGGTACTACTTCTATACAAATCACTACTTATGTGGACGATGGCGGCGGCACATATGCAAAGATTATTCCACAAAGTGAAATAATTTTGGACGCAAATACTGTTGAAATTAGGTTTTCGACCAATTTCACAGGCCAAGTAATTCTTATAGGTTTTCCATAAAAAAGAGGCCCGGCGGGCCTCTTTTTTATGGTACTGGGTTGCTTTATTTGCTACACTTCGCAATCAGTTCATTGCAGTCTGCAATGATTTTTGGTGCAATATAACGAGGACCACGAACAATCTCGTTAATCATGTAGCTAAAATCAACTTGGAGTTGGTACAATTTGTTGGGAACAAGAACATCACTCCCCTCCACAGCCACACGAGCAGGCCTGCCCATATCTTTGGTTGCTACAGCGAATGCATGGTTGAGGTGATCAACCACTCGTTGAACATCAACAGCTTCGCGCTCGTTGGAATTGCTACGGTTACTACGATTATACTCTGGTTTTGCCATTTTTACTACTCCTCATGCGAGGTTGATGAAATAGTGCTTAGTGCACCGCCGATTGATTAGGACTCTGTTGGTGAAACGACTTCGTCCAGATCATTTAAAATATCATACACATCTTCCAAAATATCGTCAACAGAATCTTCTTCAATATTTCCTGCTTTTGTGTGTGCGTCTATCAAAATTAAAAAGTTGAGTTCTAGATGAGCCAATAACGCATCCTTTTCGCCAGAAGTCATGTTCGTTTGCCTCAATCTTAAACAACATTAATAAAATGGTGTTGACTTATTCAGCTTCGCACTTGCTTGCGTTTGTGTTATTGGAATGGACAAGGTTCACAACATTACTCGAGTTTGCTGTTCCCGCTTGCCACTTATATCCTCCAACTACAATCGACTTACAGATTGCTCTCCGGGGCTTGGTTATCCCGACTGCCAAACTAAATCACAGGGGGCACGCTCGTCAAAGAAAATGACGCATTTTTAAGCTAGCCTGCTATAGTCAACACTTAACCGATATTTAACTAATTGGAGTAATTATCCCCGTTTCGAGGTCTTTATCAACAAATTTATTGTACTTCATTGTTTTAAACCACTGCATCAGTTCACCGTAAGCTCTTACGTTACCACTGTAGAGATCGATATTGTACTTGTTCCATGTCAAGGCCTTGTTTCGGCGACCTGACCAAATAAAATCTTTTGCTCTTTTGTGATTTTTCTTCCACTCAGTTAATTTACCTCGCATAAATTGTCGTCCTGTTGATTGTTTTAACGAAGTTTTTGTGAGCATGTCTTTAATTTGAGCAATTTCGTCGCGTAATACAAGACGTTCGCGTTCTGCCGCTGGAGTGTTTTCGCCCGAATTGAGCTCCATTATCTTTGCAACAAATGCAGGCATAACAGCTCTGTCAAACAAATCACGTAATTCCTCAATGAATGTATCGTTGCTAACAAGTTTATGAATTACAATTTCGTCCAATTTCATTTAGGTGCCTTATCAATAAAACCGTATTTATTGAGGGTTGCGTTTATTCTTTGTCGGGCACTCTCTTTACGGTAGTAAGTGCTTGTGCTGCTATGGCCACTATTCCCACGAGTCTTTCACTGGTATCATAAAACAGACCGCCTGCCGGACCATTCAACAAAGGTTCTGCCTCTGGAACGTCCATTTTCTTGTATGCCAAACGGCCAACAGATTCAATGAGTTTCAGAGTGTCGCGTAGCTTTGCCTCCCGTGCCTGTGACTCGGCAAGCAATCGCTCAAGTGTGAGGATCGGACTATTGGTTGGTGTTCTCTGTTCCACGCTCATGACTGTTCTCCAGGTTTGGGTGCTCCAACGGCCCTCATCTCACGAAAGAACTCCAATTGCCCCTTGGCAATATGGCGAGTCTCCCGAAGGGCACTCCCACTCCCGTCTTTCGTAACGTCCGCCACCTGTGTTTCATTCGGCACTTTATTTGCAGATACAGAGGGTGTGGTGAGGTAGCCAAGCGGGTGCATCACAAATCCACGTTGCTCAAGATCAATACGCTCATGGTTTTTGGTGGTTGTGACTGCTCCTCCCTCAGAATCAAAACCGATCCACGCCACCGGCAGCGTATTCGCCACCGGCTTGTCGCGGATTTCGTATGAATCTGGTGGCCAATTCCACCGCCAGGGGTATCCAGAATCCTGCCATCCCGATTGAATTACGGGTAAAACACCGATTAATTGCACTTGCTTCGTCGGATCAGTCGCAGCTGCTTTCAAGTGGGCATAGGGGTCGGACCTGCGTTGCTCATGTTCGGCTTCTAACTCCTCGATTCGTGTTGCGTCTTGCTTTGCTCGGATTCTGTATCCATCAACAAATGCTGTATAGTGGGACAGCCACTCGGACACCATATCCCGCGTCAGCGCCGAATTACCATCGCGATAGACGACATCACTTGAATGATTTCCATACCCATTTACCGGGCTACTTCCGTCCGAACCATTATCCAAGTCGCCGTTGAAATAAGACAGCCTAATAAAATCATCGCGGCTAAGGCCCCAGCTTGTAACTTGTTGCCAGGCATCGTGCGCCTCCTTATCGACACCAGTTCTAATCGTTTGATAACCACCATTCTTGTCGATGAAAGTGCGTGCCGCCACCATCTCACCTACGCTATTCACTTGTTCACTCATTTTTAATTACTCCTACCGTTGGTTAATCCGCAGTAGCATATCACCGATTGTGTTATTGGGAACATCCACTTCATCACCCAATTTGGATGCGATATAGCATCGCATTGCGGCAACCAGATGCGTTGGACCACCCCATCTTTGGCAAACAGTTTGACCACGCGAATAGTATGCGGAAATACTGTCTCCGTTGTCCAAAAAATTAAGTCTTTCTCGCTCAATGATTGGCCATGCCTGAGCGGGATTGGTTGATGGCTTCCACTCAGCCACGTCTATTGTTCTTCCGAACGGCGCAACGGACGAGTCTGTGTGGAAAACTGACCCGCGCTCAATCGAATCCGTCGGGTACGTTATCCAACCGTTTGCATGTCCAACTGCCCAGTCGAGAGCAGAACCAATCAATTGATCTGTGTTGATTTTCATAAAAGTTCCTCTGGAACGTCAATTTCCTCACCCAATTCATTAAGTACAAAACACCTCATTGCAGCAACAAGATGCGTTGGTCCATAACAACCTTGCCACTCTTTTTTAGCCCTAACTCTTTCTAAAATCGTTCGTGCAGGAATTGCCCATATTACGTCTGATTCTTCATCTTGGAGGACAAATTCCATTCCCAAAGCACTTATAATCGGACCACCTTCGTTCCAATTTGTTGAAGGACTAAACGTCCGGCCTGTTCTATTTGAAAACGGCAAATTGTAATGATCAATAACAATAGCTTTTGTGTCCCACTGCGCAAATGGCATATCTGCTTCAGTTTCGCCCAAAGCTGTGGCAACCGCCCAATCGAGCGG